CTGGTGGCTCTCTTAGCATGGGTGTTTCCTGTGGGATTGATTCACTAGTGTCTCCTGGTGCATTGCAGTATTTCTTACTAGAGTATATAGCCTATCAATTAGCCGAGTTGCTCACAGGACTGGTCGTCATAATATGGTTTTTTCTAAATAGTTTCTTAGATATGTAAAGTAGCTCTCCTAAGCCGGTTACTTTGTCACCCATCTTGAATAGGTAGGAGTCTAGCAGCCAGATGCGTAATGATACGAATTAGTATATCAGAAGGTTTCACTCTCAAACTGTGATGATACAACTGGAGGTCATAGTCTTCTCCTTGGTGAAGCCTCTTAATTACCTGGTCCTGTTCTGTCTGGTCACATTGGAGCCATTTACAGCATACTCCTACATGTAAGATTTGAGTCCAGGAGCTATAACTAGGCCTGGTAGTATACTCACCTGCCAAGGTGTCAATTATTCGAAGGGCGGTATCGGTAGCAACCTTCAAATTGTAAGAAGGAGGTCCTCCAATAGGCCTGAAGAGAACATCGAAGGTCCAAGCATAATCGAAGAACACTGGAGGGAGCGCAGTGTGTAGGTACCAAGGGCTAACACTCATTACTCTTGATGGTACCAGGGATAGCCCTCTTGAAATAGTTCCTTTTATAAGGATGTCCCTATGCGATGAGTACTGTCTTAGAGAGTAGATAGTCAGAGATTTAGACACTGATTGAACTGTCCCTACCACTGAGGAGAGTGCATCAAGACCTCCTTGCCACCTGAGAAGGTAGTCTCCACTCCAATTCATAGCAAGTAACGGAGTCAATGCCTCTGGACTGTACCCTCTCTCACCTTGGATATCTATTACAACCAGGCTGGATGTAGGGACCTTCCTTATAAGACTTCGGTAGGTCCTAAGAGAAAACCAGTCTCCTGATGTAGTGAACGACTCGCTACTCTGAAGATAGCTGTCTCTGTTGGAGAATCTCTCTACAAGAGGAGGAACATAGTCTTCAGTCAAAGCCTCCTCCTTAGGCAAGTCATCTCGTAGATCCAGGCCAAGCACAGACCTAGCACCACAGGATAGAAATGATAATGACGACGCACCATGGCCTGCTCCTATCATAACAATATCCCTACCCCTACCGAGCTCACCAGCACTCCACCATGCTGACAAAGCGGATGACCCACAGGCTACCATCATACTCCTGTTATAAGAGATATCTCGGAAAGTACGCTCCAGGGGGGATCCCCATACGGAGCTTGCCCATGTCTCACGCGAGCTTCTAGAAGCTACACGAGTAGGATAAGGCGTATAGGTAGCAGGATTAGGGACAGCTTGGGGACGAGAGGTGATAAGAGGTCTGGCGACCGACGTCCGATGTGCCTCCAGATCAACTAGAAGTCGTGCTTTCCTAATTGCAACTGTTGCACTCATTCGAGCAAGGCTTATCTTAGGAGCCCTTGCCAGTTGTAAGAGAGCCTTCGATGTAGACGGGTAATGCTGAGAAAAACCTTCCGACCATATAAGTAACAGGGCGTAGATTCGAGACTGACGAAGCATCTCAGCTGTATGCGGGAACATAGATATGCTCTTCCGTAATGAGGTTACACACCCCAAAACCTCGCTCTCAGGTAGTTCACCTATTAGACGATGTTTTAGGAAGACTAGGTACACCTGTAGCTCCAATTCTCTTGACAGCCCTTCCGATTGATCTGATTCGAACAGTACACATTCTCGATTGTATAGGGGACTGGACACATTTAACAACATCTCGAGGGTGGTCTGGGTCACATGTGCTAGCACACGAGCCTCATCTATCTGCCTCCCCTGATAAATAGGTCCTGGTAGAATTGATTTCCTCTGAACTAGTTCGTCGCGCCTCATACTAGGATGTCGCAGATATCTCCGAATGGAAGATATCAGTCGAGGTCCTTGCTTCAGTGTGATAAGACATGATGCAGCTCTGAGTCGCTTGTCAGACCATTGCTGAGATAATGTGACAACAGTTCTCTCTGCAAGTATAAGCGAAAAGACTTGTAAGACTCTCTCTAGACCCAACATCTTCAACTCAAGTATATCGAGGAGCTGCTCTGAACGTGCGACTATGGTGCCTCCTGAACCCACGAGCTCTGATATTTGACCCAGACTCTTATGGCCAATACTTTTCAAGGCTGCCAATGCAATAGTGATATCGGGTTCTTCACAAGTATGTAATGGGAACTCAGAAGCTTTGATAGGACCACTGATCTGTTTCATAGTTATCTCTGGGACATAGACAAGAGGATTTGCATAGAGACTTACTACTGGAAGAGTGACATCTCCATCTAGAACTAGAGAATCCTGAGGCAGTTCATCGAGCATGTCCTCTCGGATCTCCAGAATGAGCTTATCGTATTCCGTAGTATGATGTGATTCTACCCTTCTTAAGGCGGCTACTGCCTGGAGGAATACTTGGTGCTCCTGAAGCATAAGTGGGTAATCCTTAGTACTTGCAGATAGTCCTTCTATTCGGTCTGTGTTTAAGGCAGTATAAGTACAGTTATTAGCCTGACCGAGTATGTAAGCTGAATCTAGAGCAAGTTGTGACCGATATCGATGTACGTTATTGCCACCATCTTTTTCCATCAAATATTGGCTAGCCGTGCCTAGGTTGACATCTGTCCTCGTCTTGGCACAAATGTCAATGACCTTCTCCATCTGAGTGTTACCTCTTGCAAACGCTCGAAGTTTCTGTTGATCCTTGACAGCTCTCGCAGAGGCTGAGTCGGTTATAATAGTAAATCCGTGATGTGACTTCTTTTCTCGTGTCTTACCTCCCTTATATGGAGGAAAAGGTCCTCGAGTGTAGGAGTTATCCTGATTAGCTGGATACTGGGCCATAAGGCTGACACCTGAGATCTTATTGTCCGGAAGATAATGGAGCTTGAAATCGAGAGGATGATGGGAGTCAACTCCCTCCGGTATGGTCCCGGTCGGTGCCCAATACCTATGTCGCAGAAACCTAGTCCAAGTGTATAGATCCTTCACCTCAGGAGGGACTTTCCCTGCCTGGATTGTCTTAGCTCGTAGTAGAATAGCAATTATCTGAGCTCTTGCTTGCTTAATTACCTTAAGAACCAGATCCGTCTCTGAGTGATCTTTAGCGAGTGCTTGTAACGATCTTGTCGCAGTGAATGTCCTAGAGAGGGCCTCTGCACGACCGGCCACCGATGTCCTCCACAGATCATGCATCATATCGGCGATATAAGGTTGCACACGTCCGAGATGCTCACATAGAAGTTGGTCCCACTGTTTGATCTCTGGGGACATAACATCTCTGATATCCGGGTTCTTTGCACAGCTGAATAGTACTGTACGGGTTCCCTCAGCTACAGCGTCAGCAGGGGAGATCGGTTTCTTCACAGGAAGGCCTCGCGGGTCTTTGACAAGCGACCTGATAGTTGGCTTCTTCTCATAATGACCATCAAAGAAAGACTCACGATAAATCCTCTCAGCTGTCGACAGATAAGGTCTGAGGAGGTGAACTGATGCTAAAGACCGTGCTAGGGGATCTGCCCCTCCCTTGTAGAAGAAATCGAGGAGACTCAGACTTGCCAGACCCCCTAATTCTGATGGAAGAAGAATCATGTACTGCAACACCCGAGAGTCATTTAACTGTGCCCTTTGATGTGCAGTCAACACAGACGTATAACATCTATCATATCGCATGACTCTTGAAAGATACAGACACCCATGATGTAATGCAATGAAGTACCCAACTGGGGAGTGACGAGTCCTTTCAGCCGCCGCAACACACCCAGCGTATATTGAGCTTAATTGAGAGGCGACACTCGGGAAGTCATCTGCGGTGACAGGAAAGATCCTACTGAAAAACTTAAGCGTAGTATAGTATTCAGAGCCAAGAATATAGACGTCTTTAGAGTAGGTTATAACCTTCGTAGAGGCTGTGCACTCTTCTCTCTTGAGATCCTGATTGACACGAGAAGTAGCATCTTCAGCACGCAGAAGGATGCGATCTTGCCAAATGCGTAAAAATTCACAGTCAGTTGTACCTGGAGGTGTAGGAGGCAGCGTTATAATGGCAGTAACATTATCACCCTGTATAGTCCAGGTGTAAGCTATCTCTAAGTCGCGTAAGGCTAGATCCATCATAGCCACCGTTGCGATTGACCATAGCTTCTGCAAGATCCCCTCAAATCCTCCTAAGTGACACCCCCACTCTAGGGATGAATCGGGAGGGAACACGCTATCAGCGTCAGATGGCTTGAGCCCCGGAACACGAACACTTATCAGAGCATCCGTAAAGAAACTATGCCCTGTAGTGAATACCTTGCGCATACCAAAGAGATCATTAAGATCTTTACCAACCATATCGACACAGAGACTTCTCCATCTGAGGTTCCATCTGGATAAATCAAATTCTAGAAGGAGATTCAGTCTATCATCAAGTCCAGTAGTTTTTGTCAGATCTAGGAAACGATCCTGAATATCAGATCGCGAATCTGTCATTGTGAGCTGAGGAATATATGGTAATATGGTAGCAGCAAGATTAGCCTCATGCATTGTAAAGAAATGTCTCATCTCAAATACAAACATGGCAAACATGCGAGGACTAAGTTTGAACTCTCTTTCTTTGGGAGTGATAGAGACAAGTAACCAATCTAAAGGAACACAGCCTTCTTCCACTGCGCTCACAATAGCCTCAGGACTAATATGTGGACGAGAGATAACCTCAATAAGTAACCTTACACTACTACTAGCTTTTCTATCGTCTGCCTTTTCCCAGTAGAGATGACGCTCTGATCTTTTGAACGATATTGCCTTATCATCCAAGAGTTGCAGATAGTCTGTGTAATAGTCAAACTCAAAGTGCTGTGCAAGTACCACATTAGTGAGATCAGTTAGAGGATACGAAGTTCTGTGTAAATTGAGCTGGTTCAGTCTCCAGAGACGGTGAAGCTCTGACCCTCGCTCCGGCGATTTCGCAAACTCGGGGTATCGTCCGTGTCGCTTAACATATGACTCAATGAAGATTCTTACCCACGAGTTCCTGAGCGAAATAGCATCCTCGTATCTGGTCTCATCTTGTGACCTGGCTTCTTTGGCTGCAGAAAGTCCTCCTCTGACAGGGTCAATCAGAGGGTGGCCGGTGCATTTTTGTAGACCAAATAGTTCTACCACAAGCGGTAGGTCTCTACATCTCGTAAGAAGTTCGGCAAGCTTCTTTGCCATGATGGGAGCAGGAATTACTATATCCTCCTCCTTGTGATATCTTAAGGAGATAATGTCCTCCTCCTTCTTCTGCACCTTTGTGATCATATCTTCAAAGGAGTCGTCGGCCCCCGAAAGAGGACATTCTGCTAACCTGGACATGTAGGTTTTAGATAAAGACTCTGTTGACTTTGCAAGCTCATAGCCTTCGTTACCATATCTGACTAAACACTCCTCCTGCCACAACCACTGTCTGCGTATCACAGACTCATAACTGTTATGAGGATAAAGATAGTCATTAGCAATGAGAACGTTATAGCGTGCATATAAAGCATCTTTCAACATAAGTACCTGATTGTGGAGTAGAAGCACAGGTCCTACCAACCCTGGTAACCGAGAAAAATACCAGAGCTCCCCATCGGTCACCGCAGATATCCCCCAGGCTGTGATGTTTTGAACCGGGACACCTTTTCTGCCTCCTTGGGATCGCTCACCATGGTAAGTTCGAACGAACTCTTCGAAGAATCTCATAGCTGCATACTCCCTTAAGTATGTGGATGCAGGAGACATGTCGTAAGGTAACGTCTCGCAAAGTTCAAGGCCTGCA